GAAGATACAGTACTTGCTCATATTAATCCTTTAGAAGCTGAAATATTAAAAGGGTTAGGCGGAAAAGGTACAATTAATCCTAAAACCGGTTTGCCTCAGTTTGGTTTTTTTAAAAATCCGTGGAAAGCAATAAAAAGCGTATTTGGAGGAGGAGCTGGAGCAATACTTGGTAATATTATTGCTCCAGGAATAGGTGGTATTATAGGTGGTGCACTTGGTCAAGGTGTTCAAAATAAAGCTCGTGGTAAAAACTTTTTACAAGGAGCTTTAAAAGGTGCTGGCATGGGCGCAGCTCTTCCTTCTGCGGCATCAGCTCTTGGATGGGGTGCAGGAAAGCTTGGGGCTAATAGCCTTGCCTCTTCTCTTACTAATTATGGAAATACTAATGCCATATTACCTGCGCTGGGCCTTGGAGGGGAAAGTAGTAGTAGTTTGATGGGAGGAGCTAAGGGAGCGGGGCTTGCTTCTTTATTGACTTCTGGAGGTGGTGCAAAAGGACAAATTCCTAGCGGTTATGCTGGTCTTGGCATAGGAGCTGGAAGTGATGCAGCAGCAGCTGAAGATTTGCCTTTTATGGATAAATTAATCGGTAAAAGTAAAGATTACCTTTCTGACCCAGCTAACCTTCTAACACTTGGAGTCGTCGGTAGTTCATTTATGAACAGACCTAAAAAAGAAACTCCGGAAAAAAGAGCTAGAGATGAAAAAGCTTATCAAAAAGCTTTAATGCTAACACCGGAAGAATTAAGGCAAAAAGAATCTCAGGATTTAGCCTTAGCTCAAATGAAACGCAGGATAGAGCGTAATAAGTTCTTGCCTGAGGAAAGATTTGCTATTGATCCGCTTTATGTCAAAAGTAATACTCCTGAAGAATATAGAAAAAGCGGGAGATGGTTAAATTACTATAACAATCCTGATTTTAGCGGTGAACCTTTAGTTATGAAAAAAGGCGGGAAAGCTAAAACCAATGGTTTTTTTGAAGTTGAAGAAATGGAATATCCATCAGGGCTTGGTCGTTATATAGCAGGAGAGACTAAAGGACAGGATGATAAAATCCCTGCTGTTCTTTCTGACGGGGAGTTTGTCATTCCCGCAGATGTAGTGTCAGATTTAGGCGATGGAAATAATGATGCCGGAGCAAAAGAGCTTTATAAATTCATGTCAAATATTCGTAAACATAAAAGAGGCGGTAAAGTAAATCTTCCACCTAAGGCAAAAGACTTGGCAAGTTACATGCGAGGTAAATAATGGCAAAAACATCTTACGCTCCTGAGGAATTAACCAGAGAAGCCTATAAATTACTTGCTAGAGAAAAAGCAAGAGTCGGTAGTTTAAATTACGCTCCTTATAGAGGAGCTACTGTTTCCCCGATGTCCAGTTTAACTGAAAGAGCAAGAAATCTGCAACAGCAGTTTGCAGCAAAACCAGCTCCATATTCAGGTAAAATTCAAAGTGTTCTCTCTCGTGATAACCAAGGAATAACACCGGCTAACGTACAAGGGTTACTTGGACAACTTCAAGGAGCGCAAAGAGGATTTACACAAGGGCCTATTCTTGATAAACTCCGCGATGAATTCAGAAGCGCAATACAACCACAAATCGCAGGTTTTACTGGTAGAATCGAAGGCGACATAGGAAGATATTTACCTGAAGCACAAGGAACACTGGAGAATCTTGCTAGAGTTAGCGGTAGTCTGGAAAGCTCCCGTAACAGAGAAACAGCTAGCACATTACAGGGTTTACAAGCAAATAAACAAGCACGTCAGCAAGCATTAATCAGTAATTTAGAACAATTTGGCGCTCAGAAACAAGCTTATAACAATATGGGTATTGGAGCTGCTAAAGCTCAATTTGATAGAGAAGCAAACGAACCTTACAGGAAACTTCAATTATTAGAACAAGCCCTCAGAACTACAGGTATAAATCCAGATCAACCCCTACATCCGGATTTGGCAAAACCACAAACAGAGCAAATAGCACAGGCCTTAAGGGCTTATGGTGTTGACCCATCTAAGCCGTCTAGCGAGTGGGATACAACGAGGACACAACCTGCTCGTTATACTGGACAGCTAGTTGCAGGATTACCCGCTGAGATTCAAGCGAGTGGTAATATACTTGGAAGATTAGACCCATCGCTTAAAGATAGTTACACAGATCAAAGAAAAGCACTTACTAGAGGCTTATTGGATAATCCAAGTTTATCAGCTACTGCCCTTGGTAAATTAAACCCCGCTATGGCAGGTAAGGTTTCCATGCTTGAGCAATCGGCCGCAGAGAGGATGCAAAAAGACCTAGAAGCTCTTGGTAATCAATATATAAGACTTGGTCAATATAGGTCTCCTCAGCATTTAAAAGCAGCAGAAGAACGAGCAGCGGAACTTAACAAAGCTGTTTTAGAACAAAGAAATAAAATCATGCAGGAATCCTTAAGAGATCAGCTAGCGCTTGGGCATGAAGAAGAAATTGATAAAATAAAACAGTTAGGTCAAATAGGAGCTCAGAGCCAAAAAGATTATGGAGATTTACTAAAAACCATTAGAGATACTAATAAGCTTGGAGCTGAGAAATTTGCTAACAACCAAGCCGAGAACGAAGAGTTATATAAAAATTACCAAAATGAAAATTTATGGCAATGGCCTCACATGAGAGCTGCTGCTAGGAATGAAGGAATGCAAGCTGGTATAGGAGAGGGGCGTTCTGGGGCTCTTGGAGAGGTATTTAGAGGTCTTGCTGATAGAAACATCAGTTTGGATAATCTTGCTGCTCTAAACACACGATATAGTGAAATTGAAAGAGAAAGAGACAGGTATCAACAGGAATTACTTGGTGCTCAAGAAGGTCTGCGTACTGCTCAAGCTTCTGGTCAAGGTTTACAAGAACAGTTAGCACGTTACCAACAAGCAGAAGAAGCGCAAAGGACAGCACAAGAACAGGCACGTATTCGAAGTGAGCAACAGGCAAGAGAAGAAATGCAACGTCAACTAGAAACACAAAGGCAAGCTGAAGCTGCTGAAGCTCAAAGAAGACAGGCACAGGAAGCAGAAAGACTAAGACAGCTTGCCCTCGAACAACAAAGGATGGAACAAGCCCGTGCTGCTGAAGCAGAAAAGGTACGGCAAGAACAAGTTAGAACTGAGCAGGCAAGAATAGCAGAACAACAACGTCAAGCTCAAATAGAACAGGATAATATTTTAAAGGCTAAACAACAAGCATTACGAGAATTTGCGGGATTGAAAGGCGGAAGAATGGGAAAAGTAGAAGAACTACAAATTAATAATCTTTTAAAACAATATTTTCCTCCTACGGATTATCGTCATTGGGTACTTCCAGCTTACTCATCAGGTTCAAGCTTTAAAGAAGCTATGGCTAGGGCTCAATGGAATCAAATGATGGATAATAGGTCTCGGTGGATTGCAGCTGCACAAAAAGGATTTCCAGGTGGCGTTTTAAAACTTTTAAAGTAACTAAATACAAATTATGGTAGGAGCTAAACAATTCGCAATAATGCGTAAAATTATAGAAGACAAAAAAGAAAATCCTATTGTCAAAAATATAGCCATGCCTCCATGGATGAGAGGAGAGCAGCAATTTTCAAAACCTCATGGCAATTTTCTTGATAAGTTCAAATCTGAAGCTAAAGAAGTAAAGGCTAAAAAAGATACTACTCCTAAAAAAGAAGAGTTTTCAGAGGAGTTGATCAATAAGCTTACTTATCAGGTATTCCAGAATATTAAGAGTTATTTGGATGATACTCCTGAAAATCCAGTAGGAAGTAAACACATTAAACTGGAGATTAGCCTTTAAAAATAAAAACGCTTAAAGCATTGACTTAAAGCGTTTTTACAATAATTAACTTAATGTGAACTACCCCAAAGGGCTTCTTGGTTCAACGCTCCTTATTAGAACAGGCAGCTCCCCAAGCTTTATACGACAGTCCCTGCCGCTTTTTAATTTAAAATTTTATTACAACTTGATTTTCGTTGTACAAAGTTATTATAGATTTAATTTATTTTTTGTAAACACCCTAAATGATAAAACACAAATTCAAAGCCAGAAGAACTAACGTCGACGGCATAAAGTTTTCTTCCAAGAAAGAAGCTAATAGGTATAACATCTTAAAATTACTTCAGAAATCTGGAGATATATTGTTTTTTTTAAGACAAGTCCCTTTTCATTTACCTGGAGGTGTAAAATATATTTGTGATTTCTTAATATTCTGGACAAACGGCGATGTAACTATTGAAGATGTAAAGGGCTTTAAAACGGAAATCTATAAAGCCAAAAAGAAAATGGTAGAGGCTTTGTATCCAATTGAGATTTTAGAAGTCTAAAAATCCATTGCTGTTTCTTGCACCATTGTTCTTAGGTCAGAGCGATCAGATTCTTTTTTAAAATCTTCCAGTTCTTCTTCTGTTGGGTCTCTTAAAGAAGCGCAACTGGTAAGAATTAAACACAGTGATATAAAAACAAATTTATTCATCTCTATGCCACCTCTTTTTCTTTTTTTTTACACAAGGCAAAATACTGATCTACGTATTGTTTGATTTTAATAATACTTTCATCTAATACTTGTCCAATCTTTTTTTGTATTTCATCATCCCGTAGTACTTTATAGATAAATATTTCCCTGTCATTTATTGCATGTTGGGGATTGTAAAGTACATAATCACACCAGCTACGACCACAAACATACATGTTGAATTGCATCTGTATATAGTAATCATTAGGTATAGCTTTCAAACCTTCTGAAGATATTTGAAGCAATTGCCTGAAATAATTGTTTGAATCAGGTACTTTAATCTCAATAAGGCCATCTTCATCAATTAAACCATCTGGAGAACAGGCAAGGTAATCATCTACTATTACTATGCCAACTTCTTTTACGATAGAAAAGGTTTCAAGTAAATAACGGGTTCTAGCTACTGACTCAAAATTACTTCCCCGTTGCATGTGAAGATTATTAAAACTATCCCCATCAGATTTACAGCGTGTTACTATTTCATTAGCCTTGTCATAAAGGTACTTTTCTTTTGCAGCAGGAGTACTTAGTAATTTACTAAAAGACGAACCGGTAATCTTTCCTAATCTAAGATTATGCCATTCGTCACTGCCTTGCTGGATATCGGTTCTTATGATCATGCCGCTTGAACATTTTTAGATTGTAAAAATTCTTCTTTTAAAACTTGAAAATTATTTATTCCATTTTTAACAGTTTCAATATTACTGCTATCAATGTTATGGAATTTAGTAAATTCTTTGGTATTTAGACGATTACTGTTGCAAAGAGTAATTAACTCGTTGATAAGTTCCTTACTTTCTTCTTCTTTTTTAAACTTTGGTACACTGTTACCATCGTCATCTTCTTGGGTTAGGCCTATTATAGCAGATAAAGCATAACGCCGAGCATAAGTAATTCCCGCTCCTATTTGCTGGAGCGAGTTACATTGTTTCATTACTACGTTTTCTATGCCAAAAACAGATTTTAGCCACTGGCCTGATTCATGGATTAATAAAGTAACAAGAACCTGTTTATTATCCCTATCTTGAGTTACCAACTGTGAAATTGATAACCCATTATCAGCAAGAGGCTTTTTTATAGCTTGCAAACAACTGGCAAGGTCAGCGTATTTGTAACCATAAGCCTGTTTATCCTTACTGACATTTTCAATAAGTGATTGTGCCTTACTAAGTGCTACAGCTAAGGCATCTATCTTCTCGCTCATTAGTGATTCATGATAATTGTTTTCCATACCAATATCTATATTTTTGTATATTATTATTTATTAGTTTTTATATATACCAATTTTAGTATATTACTATTTTATAAATATTCTTTTAATTCTTTTAATTCCTGTACCAAGTCTTTATAAAAAAATAACTTCCCAGAGTTTTCTTTTGCCTTTTCTTCAAAAAATGCAATTGTCATTTCACAAAAACGTCTTGGCATTACCACCCATTCATCCTCAGTCTTTGACTTAAGCCACATAGATAAACTATGTGTTGATATCCCATCCCCCATATTGAGAAGCAGATTTGATATCTCTTTTCTAGTAATTATATAATCGTTTACTTTTTTCTTATTTTCTGTCATATTTAAACCTGTCTTTAATTGTAATTATTGATTCTATCTTTAATTGTAGTTTTTGACCTTAATAAAAATTTATATACAAGACCTACGTTTCTTTGCAGATCCCCAATCATAACAATTACGTAGGTCTTATTTTTATCTTTCTACTCCCCTAGTTATTGCATAATAATAATTTATTTCTTGATTTTGTAGATAAGCAAGATGTTCTGCTTCTTCTATTTCCTGCTCTAATGCTAATGGGTCATATTCGCTAATATCCCAGTCAACACAGTATTCTTTTGCTTTCTCAAGTAAAAATTCATACTGGTCAATATCCTGCATTAGTCTATAGTAATCATCCTTATAATTTTCATAAGGAATATTATAAGCTATAGCCCGCTCTATCTGATCTTCTATAAAAGCTTCTCTAGCCCTTACTCCAATTCTGGCAAAAGTTTCGCAAGCAGAATCAGATAATTCCACATGGCTAGATTCTTTTTTTGAAAAAACAGGTTTTGTCGTGATATTTTCAGGTAAAGAACTACGTTCAAGTTGGATCAAAAGAGCCTCTTTTAAAGTTTCCATATTAGAAAGCAGCTGCATTGATTCTTTAGGTGAAATAACCTTTGAAAGTAAAGCTTCTTTGGCTTTATCAACGCTCATAGCTTCCAGTGATTTGGTATCAGAAACTATTGTATCATGGTTTAAAGAAAAATTGATTTTCTCGTGATTTTCAATTTTGGCTTGACGTAAAGGTAGGTTTGAGATATTTTGCATATAATCCTCGCAATGGGTTTTTTGTGGTGATTTTTCTTTAAAAAAAATTTTAAAACGTCTTAAGCCGTAAACTTAAGGCGTTTTATTTTTGCCTTATGAGATGAGTATATAGGGGGAAAATAATAAAGTCAAATGTTTTTTGTATAAAAAGTCAGTTTTTTTTATTAAATAAACTTTCTTTGTATCTTTCTATTAATTCTATAGCTCTATTGTTATTAATAGCATAAACATATATACCATCTTTTTTTCTTTCTACAAAATTACGAGACAATAAATTTTTAAGAGTAAAATTGACTGTTTGCTTTTTAAAGCCCATAATTTTTTCTATTTGCTTTGCGGTAACAGGATAATCAGAGTTGGCAATGATACTTAATACTCTTTTTTGACCAGATGGTAAAATATCTGAGTTTTCTATTGCTTTTACTAACATTGTTTCTTCTTTCGTTTGTGTAACTATCATAATTTATGTATTTTTTATAAATAGTCAATTAAGCAGTAAGTTTTTTATTGACTTATAAAACAAGTTATTTAATGATTATAACACAATTTTCAAGATTAGAATCTATAGGAGGTATTAAGAACTATATATAATTGAATTTTTATTAGGATAGGGAAAGCGTTTTTTAAAGAGAAACACTAAAAACTCGTAAACTTGTACAGTTATGAGAATATTATTTTATTATCTAATAGTCAAGTGTTTTTCTTTAAAAATTACAAATTAATAATAATTTTTAAAGATTATGATAAATTTACAAAGACAAGTAATTCAAGAAGAAATCTCAGCTTTAATATATAGTTTTACAAATCCAAAAGCTACATATCGTAAAGAATTTTTGGCATTTGATACCATAGAAAGAGCCCACCAAGTATATAACAGAAAGATTACTCAAAAGACAAAATATTTAAGTGGAAAAGCAAAAAGTTTACTATGTCCTATAGTTCAAAAATTATTAAGAGCCGAGCCTGTTTTATTAAATAGCAAATATATTCAAAAAGTTACTGGATGTGGGATTCGTCAAAGTAAAAACATTTTAAATGAATTAAGAGGAATACTGCATATAAAATACCAAAAATCCAGTAAGCGCTATTTATTTGAATTTATACCTGCAATAGTATATGAATTAAGGAATAAAAAGGAAATAGTATCGTGCAACAAATTGCACGCTTGTTGCAATGACTCTATATATAAAGAAAATAATAATATTGAAGATATAGATCTAGAATCTAATTTTTTACAAAATTCTAAAGAAGTTAAAACTCCTCAAATTGAAACTGTGAAATTCAAAAAACGGACATCTAACGAACGGAAAAAGCCAACTAATGCTGAGCGTAAAGCAAAAGTTTATCGTTTTAACCAGTACAAAGAGCCTCAAGACCTAAAGTATCATTACCCACTAACTAAGAAGGATGGCGGTAAGTTACAAAGCCTGTCAGGTCGAGACTTTAGCCTAAATGCAATGAATGAGATACTACTGGATATGTCAAAGCGGTTAGATAAGAGGTTTTGTTCTAAAGCTCAATTCATGGCATATTTTGGGAAATGCCTGAGGTTTGAGATGCGGGATGCCGTAAAAACTGGTAATGATAACTTCCGAATAAAAGCTAATATACCTAAGGAGGAAGTAAAGAAACCTAAGATAATTGATGAAACAGAAATAAGAGCTTATGATCTAGAGAATAGAACCACTGATGGTTTTAAATCAATAACTGATGCTCTTGATAAATGGATGGGTAAATTGGTTTAATGCTTAAAAAATGCAGTTATAATTAATCCTATGATGGTTAAAAAAAACGGAATCATCCATTTTAAGATATCTGTTTTCATTTCTGCTAGGTCAGATTTTGTAACCATAGTTCTTTTTATAACTTCAACATCTATTTTTATTTTAGTTGAATCTTCGTTTTCTATTTCTTCCACTAAAAATTCAGCTTGCTCTTTAGTAAAGCCATGTTCTATAAACTTGTTGATTCTACTATTTGTATTACTTATTGCCATATCCATTACTTATTATTTTTAACTATCTCAGTAAAATCTGACCAATCCTCTACTTTAAAGGCTCTAATATCTCGTACTGAATCAGAGAACCACTGAACATTTGATAGTTTGTTTATTACCTTGTAAACAGTTGTAAGATCGTTCTTTTCGTTTTTGGATAGGTATAAGCTACCTTGTGTTCCAATGAAGCCTAAATCTTCCATCATGGCTCTAATTTCATCGTAAGCTTTGTTATAAGGCTCGCCGTAATGTTCTTTTAACTTTGCTACTTCCATGTCGAATGATATTGCGTACATAAAATTTAATGGATAAAAGTGTTTTTTAACAAAATACCTACAATTAATAAACCAATAGCCATTATCCATTTTATATTGATATTAATAGCTTTTATTTCGGATTTAATTTCTAACTGTTCTTTTTCAATACGATCAAGTTGTTCTTTAGTAGCGTAGTTCTCATTATTATTACTACTATTTAAAAAAGCTTTACCTAAAATCTCTGATGGTTTTTGTGGTAAACCACCTTCGATAAGTTCTTGTATTAATTGATGTGTATCTACTCTAGCCATAATATTTTCTATTTAATGCTTACGTATTATACACTTAACTAACACATAAATCTATA